AATGGACCTATTAGGACCTTGGTGACGGTTCTCGGGGAGGTACGCGAAGTAGAAACAGGGGGGGTATGCGCGCGCTCTAAAAAAACGCTTAAATGGGCTGAGGATTTGCGTAGGTTACATGAGCGGCAACAACACAATAGGTTATCCAAACTGTCATCCCCGCCACGCTTACGACTAACGATGTGGTCTACCTCGTTGCCTTCCTCACCGCAGTACTGGCATATCCCATTATCCCGGGCAATCACCTTGGCTCTTACCTTGCGCCATAAGCTGTAATTCTTTGCACTGAGTTTGTTACTTAATGCCATCCCTTAACCTTCCAGTGATACAACGCATCAACCATTGATCCATAGCGATTGATAGCATAACGATAGCACCAATCAATCTGCTGTTTATAGTTAGCAGTCTTTAAGTATTTAGACTTTCCCTGACATATCCCAAAGTGAGTGCCATTTACTGCTTTTACACGCCAATTACTTTCAGCTGTATAAAGCACATCCATTGCATAGAGTTCAATGATGCTGTCGGTCTTAGTAGCTGCATATTCTTTGTATTTAGTTGCATTTTCTGCAAAGGCGTGTGACTCCGTAGGATTAACACATAACACTCCCACTAGCATCACCGCTGCCGCTTGGGATATTTCCCTACGGGTCCCCGCGTTGCGGATGAAGCGTACCCAGCGTGTCAAGCATGTGGATAACTTAAGCGTACCCTTGGGCGTGTCAAGTGAGTTATCCACAGGGTGTGCGTAACTATGCCTCAACCTGAGGTTTCATCATAATCCCAATGACACCGCAAGATGTACATTCCACGCACACCAGATTAGGCGGCATGTTGTTAGCCACTATTCGCTCAATGTGCGGGCATGTAGCTTTACACAATCGGCATGTGTATTTGTAATAGATTGAGTCAGTCATTTTATGTATGCCTGCAATCTGCATTGAAAGCAAAACCACATAATCACTTGCCCGGTGTGGTCTTTGATGTCTTGCCCATTCTTGCTTGGCGCGTATTGCTCGCACCTATCGCACATTGTTGTAACCCCTGCCGATATTGTGCCATCGCGTTCAAATGTGATTTCATTGCCTTTGTTATCACTCATTGACATCTCAGCCATGTTTTGCCACCTTCTTACGCCATTGGCCATTTGGCCCTAACTCCCACCAGTCAGCAGGGCATTGCTCAGCCTTATCTGGGCTGATGCAAACAAACCCATAATAATCTTTGCCTGTTTTCTCGGACATACCTTTGCGCAGCTGCATCGCACCATGCTTGCAATTTGGCTCTGGATCAGCAGGATTGGCCTCACGCATTGCAGCCATGCGGCCGATTTGATAAGGCGTATAACCCTCATCGCTTAAAGTTTCGCGGTTTTGTACTCGCTCCACTTTTGCCATTTCCTCGCGCGATGGGCCGTTCTTGTCTGTGCCAATTCCGGCATTTTTGCAGGCAATTCCAATTGATGAGGTTTCGCAATTTTCTAGTGGGAAGTCACGATTGACACCCCTATCAGCTGCAACCTCTCTGGCATGGCCAGTGCTAAATGGCACAGTATCGGTAACATTTCGATATAACTCGCAACGCATAACAAATACATTTGCATCACTAGGTAAGGCCATCGTGCGCACCGCACCATCTGGATACTTCTCCCAAAATAGTTTTATGCGTTCAGCAACAGTGGTGTAATCAGCTAAATTGAAGCTCATAAAAGCACCATGTTTCGAGTCCAAACAATTGACCTGTTGCCAGCGCGTGTTTTGCGTGTTTCATGGGTGGGAAGCAATTGCCCCATGGCTACTAGCTCGCTGCGGCGGCTGCGTATGGATGAATCTGTTGCAGGCCAAGTGATGCCCCAAGTACGGGCGTACACCTGGACTAGCTCCTCATCGGTCATTGCCATCTCCACATCAAAACATTGCAATAAACGGTACTGCAATGGAGTGACATCGGCTATTGAATCGGCTGCGCTGTGTGAAGTCCAAGGATCAGTGGCCCGGGCATGGGCTCTACTTGTCATGTTTGACCTCGATGTTGCGCTTGCCTAAGTCATGGCCAGCCCTGAATCCATCATCTAACCCGCGTTCATTGCCTAGCGTATAAGCCACATAAACTGGCAAAGTCATTAAAGCAAACAGAATTAACACCCAGATTGGTTGCGGTATTTGTGCAAGTAATTGATACATTATTTGGCCTCGCGTTCAGCTGCAAATGCTTCGACCACTGCTAACTCAAAACGGTAATGGCCGCCAAATGTGGTTTTATGTGCCAGTTTGCCTTCGCGTACTAGCTTGCGCACCGTTGAACCTGCTACCCCTAACACCCATGCTGCATCCTCGGTAGTTAGTAGGCCTGCAAAACTACGCATTTGAGCAGTCATCAATAAGTGCTTGCACTTGCAAAGCACCTAAATAACTTGGCAGACTTGCCAAGGTATTGACTAAAACTGCTGCCATTAATTCAGGTTCGCCAGATGCGTATGCAGCCAATAAATTCTCGCCTGCTAATTTAATCCCCTGCTCTATTCTGTACAGTTCATTCCTTGTAGCTGACATTTAAGGCCCTTTCGCTGATATACGCCTTTTGGCGCATTACGCGATAATAACGCAATATCCTTTTTGTCTGTCAATCCCTTTGCGGTGTGTCGGTTTTCTTTTCTTTGGCTTTGAGGCCATTGCCTGCTAGTACCCCGCCAAGTGAGCCTGTTAAAAAGATGGCCAAGGTTTTAAGCAAATCAATAAAAGCTGCATCATTTGGGGCTTGGCCCCCAATCGGTTGAGTCACAAAAATAAGGGCATAGGTGACTCCCACGCTGACTATTAGAAAGACTAGGGCAAGTGTGCTACCTATGATGAGAATGAGCCGCGCATGGACATCCTGCGGGTCAAGCCTTGCCGCTGCGCGGTGGTGGTGTCTGGCCAAGGATGTCTGCAGTGCATGTTCCAGTCGGGATGCATTGGGGTTTTTGGCACTCGGGTTTGTACCAGTTTTTGTATTCTTGGCAGGCGTATCTGGTTTGTCCATCATAACCGCACCCAGATAGGGCCAACAAAAATAAGGTTGACCCTATCCACGCGGCTATCTTACTTTTTTGTTTTGCCAGCAATTGCGGGTACATCTAAGGCCTTTAACACTGGCCCAATAAACCCGGCAATGGCGGCATTGGCCAAAATCTTTGGATCGGTTACTCCAGACATGTAAAGAGCCAAAAGTGATGCCAGCGAAGCTCGCAGCCAAGACATCACAGGCTTTTTTAATGCCTCAATTGATTTGTGCATTGGTTTTCTCCTTCTTAGTTGATAGGCCCAATTTTTCAATCAATGCAGCTGTTTTAGCTTCATCAAATGAAATCTCGAAATGCATCTCATCTTTTCTGCCTTTGTAATCCCCACCCCATCGGATGCCATACTTTTTGCATAACGCTTGGATCAATGCAACCTGCACTGTTGAGAATGTACCAGCTGAACCTAGTGGATGTTTTGTGGCGTTAAGGTCAATTGCTGTACCACTTGAATGATTGCTAAGCACTGTTTGGCTTCCCCTTATTTCGCGGTAACAATAACCCCAGTCATCATTGCCATCATCTATTGCTTCAATGTGTTCATGGAATTGCGAAGCAAAGGCAACCAATAACGGCGCAACCTTTTCCGCGCATCGTAATTTAACGCCCGAATCTGCAATGGCGTATTGCTTCACGCCAATTTCATGCGGGTCTTTAGATGCTGGCCACCCGTTTTGGCTAGTTACCAACGATGGCAGCCACTTCATCATTACTTAATCCAAGCGCCGCAAGTTTTGCCTGTGCTGATTGCTTAGCGGCTTGTTGTTTTGCGGCGGCTTGTTGTACCACAGCCACTCCATCTTTGTCGGCTTGGTAGCGTTTCAATTCTTCTGCCGTTAAATCTCTTTCAATACTTTCACCAGTATTAAAATTGTGTTCGGTAATCTTAGCCATTATTTTATCCCCCATACTGTAACCGAGCCGCCTGTAAAATTTCCGCCTTGATGAGTAAAACTGAACGAACTCAGCGCGCTTGTTGCCGTTGCCACCACTCCATCAAAAGCATAAAAACCAACATCTACACCGTCCATAATTGAGTTGATAAGTCTAAAAGGTTTTGGCGCAGTAGTGCTTGCTGGCAAATCAAAATAACCAACTAATGCTGTGTAATTTCCGCTTGTTGGTAGATTAAAACCACCGTTGTAAATGTAACTTTTGTAAGTGTTACCAGTTGATCGAGTGTTATTTTGATATAAACCGTTGTAAACATAAACGGCGGTGCTTCCACCATTAGGATAAACTAATAAACCACCGCCTGCGGCGCAAGCCACATTTGTCATTTGTAAACAGATTTGTTGATAACCCGTTGCAGTAAAAGACACGCTAGTAACAGATGAGGATAATGTTGCTGTACCAATTGAAGTCCAGCCGCCACCGCTTGCTGGCGTTGCCCAAGATGGCACACCGCTTGCAACAGTAAGCACCTGAGCAGATGAGCCAATACCAAGTCGAGTAAAGGTACCGCTACCAGTTCCGTAGATAACATCGCCGTTTGTAGTAATGGCAGTTGCCATTGAGTTTGTTACGGTTACTGCGCCCGATGTGCCACCCCCTGAAATTCCAGTGCCTGCGGTCACTGCGGTTATATCGCCCGGGTTTGATATTGATTGCCATGCTGCACCATCGTAATACTCGGTTGAATTTGTATCGGCTAGGTAAGAAAACATGCCCTCGACTACCACACCGCTTAGGGCTGAAGTACGAGCCGCCGATGATGCAAAATACATAATGGTTTGATTTTGAAGATTGTATTGAACCTGCGCAGCGGTCAGCACATCTCCAGTATTGAATAGATGATAACCAGCGTTTGCGGTCATTTCGTCTCCTTAATAACTGAGTACGGATGTATCGAGTATCCCGTACAAAGTTGAGTCTAGTATAAATGAGTCAATTATTGGCTCAAGTGTTGTAAAAGTCTGCCGCCAAGAATTCGGGCTAATCTGGTAATTAACGCCAAAGACTTGCAGGGTTTTGGTAAGGATTGACCCGCCGGGTTGTGTAGTGCTAATAGTTACGGGATCAAAGAAATCTAACTCCAATGCGGCCAGCACCATTGCTGCATCTGGATAATACAGGTCAAGCAATAATGCATCGCATCTAATAGAGGTTTCTGCGCGTGATCCAATATAAGCCTGCGCGTACTGCAAGGCATCCGCATCACTTGAAAACATTGTTGCGGTCTGATTGTAGGAGTGCGCAAAATACTTGGTGACACTAGCTGCATTAACTACTACCTGCGCTGTGCCGCCTGTCGGGGTCACACTTGCTTGGTTGTACACCAGCACATCATTAAGCACCCAATCGGCATTGAAATAATGCAAATTTGTGCCGTTGTCATTAAACACTTTTGGCGTACCTGATACAGATGTGGATGTTGTAGTACGGTTTTTAAATACAAATGATCCGCTTGCATCTACATAAAACGCCCCAAATTCTACTAGCTCGCACTTTTGCGCAGCTGATAGCGCAGTAGTTGCAGTGTTGGGATTGGCCTGCACTGTACTCAATCCAGTTTCAATTGAGCGCATTGTGGCAGGCCATGAGATTTGATCAAGGATTTGGCTAACGCGGGTTGAGGTCAAATCGCCCGCGCTACTACCTGCAACAGTTGTTATTTGTGCCATCTGGACTAGGCGCATGGCATCAACGGCTTGGATGGTTGTGTAGTTTAAAGTGTCAATAGAATTGTTTGGCTGCGTAGTCAAATAATTAGTTATAAATCCAGAAAATAACGGGTACACCACATTTAAACTGGTAGCAGTAATTTGCACCTTAACCATTGGTTGCAAAAGATTATAGTAGGGCCCGCTGACATTTTGGGGGTTGAACGCGCCCGAGGTATCGAGTATGCGCAGCGATAATGTGCCTGCTTGGAATTGGTCAGCCTGCGCATTGCGGCCCCGCTGTATTGAGATTGCATTGATTTGGTCTGATACATCCACAATGACTGCCGCTGCATCAGCAAGAATGTTTGTGCCAAGTATGCCTGTATCTAAAATCATGGCTTGGGCAAATGATGGGCCTGTTGAGAAGTTAATAAAGGCTTGAACGGTTGGGGCGGTCATATCGCTATAGCTCCTGCGTATTGCAGGGATGTACCGTAACGGCCAAGGTTTTGAATCACCGTTTGCACTGCATCGGCAATTACCTGCTCGCTGCCTACCACACCTGCATTGACCGTTACATTCACAACTGGTGGGTCTGGCACATAACCAGCCCTGCGCGCTGCGCCTGCAAATCCTGAATCGCCGCCTGCTGCTATTGCATCAAGGGCTGCGCTCCAAACTGCAACGGCGGCCTCTACAACCTCGGGAGTGTTTACGGCTGCGGCAGTAGCTGTGGTTGTTCCATTTGTGGATGTACTTACAGGCACAACAATTGGTTTTGATACGGTTGGAGTGTCAGTTACTTTGCCAGTGTCAGCATTGTAGGTTAATCCTTGCGCAGCTAGTAATGCCGTTGCGCTACCGGGTATTTTCAAATCTTTTAACAAACCATTTATTTTAGCAATGATGCCCGGCCAATCGGCAAACGGATCATCAGCCTTTGGCAAAGTAGCCAACAAGTTTGCTAACTCCTTGGTCTTGGCTTCATTGGCTAACAACGCGGCTTGCAATTCAGCGGCCTTAGCCACATCCTCTTTTAATATAGCCCGCTGCAATTCCAATCGCAATTTTGTTTCATTATCAATTCCGTATTGCAATGCAGCTTCAATTTGTATGCGAGCAAGGTCAAATACACTGCCTGCTTTTTTTAGTGCCAGTTTGTCTGTTTCGGCTTTTTTAGTTAGCGCGGCAAGTTTCTTTGCAGCATCTAGGGCTTTTTTATCCGATACACCTTTAGCCTTGGCCGCTTTATCTTGAGCAATAAGTTGCTTGGGGTCTAAAACAGGCGCACCAGCAGCTTTGTTTGCTCTATTGGTTTGGCCGCCTTTTTCTAACGAACTGATGACAGGGCCTAAAATTGGGCCAAAGAAAGCAAATCTATTCATTTTTACATTGCCAGCTTCAAGCACTCCTAGTTTGCTGATTGCATCTGCCAAACCAACAGTTATGTCAGCAATGGATTGCGCTAAGGTATCCATTTTTGCAGTTGCTTTATCTAAGGATTGACCATTGGCCAGCAATTCAATAGCTGTAACCAAGCCTTTGCCAATAGT